CTGAGCGCCGCGGAAGGAGAGGTATGCGCCCGCGAGCCCGACCAGCGACGCCTGGATCGACCGCAGCGGCCCCGACGCCCGGTCGATGGTAGAGATCAGGATGTTGAGTTTGTCGTCGGTCGTTCCCACGTCACCGCCTCATCCGGCGTTCGACCTCCCGCCGTTCCTTCTCCGCGTCCCTGCTGTCCTGCTCCGACCCCCGCATCGCGCAGAGATGGTCAAATCCCAGATCCGCCCATGCGCTGTCGAACCCGCCGATCAGGTCGCTTGGTCGGCAGAAGTAGCGACGGGCGACTCGGTCGAACTGGACGCAGAGTCGGGCGTCGCGGACGTAGGGCGCATCTCCTCTTGCGCCTCCCCAAGCGCCGCCGGCCCCATCCCGGCGAGATCCCAGATGGCCGCGAACAGGACGCCGAAGTCCTCGGGCGGCAGCGCGTCGAGCGTCACGCCGTCGTCTGAGATGCGCGGATGCACCAGCCCCGCCGCGACGATGGACTCCATCTGCTCGATCTGGGTGACTGGATCCGCGCGGCGCACGGCATCTGTGATGCGCGCCCGGCGCTTGGCGGGGTCCACGTCCCCCACCGCCTCGAAGACGTCGGGGATGTTCCCGAGCAACCCGATCACCTTCGACCGCCTCAGCCGCCGGACCTTGTAGACCAGGCCAGACGGTGCATGGACGATCCTCGTTGCGCCCTTCGCGAACTCGGCCTCTGGTGTGAGGCCGCTATCTGCTCCGTTGTCCATTGCTCCCCCTCTGTGGTGGACGTGCCGTGTTAGATGAGCGCGCCAGCGGTCAGCCCGTTCGCCATGACGACCTTGATCGCGTCGAGCGTTCCTGTGGGCTAGTAGATAGCCTCGCACGAGAGACCGGCCTTTACGACACCCTCATCGACGATCTCGATTGGCTCTCCGGTGGCGATGCAGCGCGGGAGCTGGACGTAGAGGGATTCCTGTGTCGGGGTGGGCGTTGAGCCCGCGATGACCGCACCGAGACACTCAACGTTCAGGGCGAACTCGGTGTTCTGCATGTATTTGCTGTAAAAGTCGTTGACGGCCTCGAAGTCCGCCTCGAAGCTGCCCGTCACCGACATCTGCCCACCGCGCGCCGGTTCCTTGATCGTCGTGGTGCCGAGCTTCCTGCGGTCGGTGTTGAGCTTGTTGTCCATCGTGATTTCGACAGAGCGGCAGTCGAACTCCGAAGCGTCGACGGTGACGTGCGACTGATCCCAGCGAACCCCCTTGCTGTCGGACGGGTACGTGGGCGCGGTGTGCGAGACGGTGGTCTCGTCTTCCGCGAACCACTGGATCGCGAGCTGCATGAGCTGATCGATTGCGAAGGTGAACGTCCCCGAAGACGCCTTCGCGCCGTCGTACAGGAACGCCTGCACGTCCTTCTCCACCTCGACGGACCAGCCGGGAAGCAGCGTGACCTGTGGGGTAAATGTGTGCGTGTAGACCGTGGCCTGCGTGGGGCCGGTGGTTGGCGCTGTGGTGTTGAAGAGGGCCTTGATGAAATGCTCGATGCCCTCGAAGTAGCCTTCGACGACCGTCTCGAACTCGGCGAATCGCTTGGCCGCGAAGTGCCGGCGCTTCTGGATCCCGCGGAACGCAGCCCCGAAGGAGCGATCGATCTTCAGCCCCCCGGAGAAGCGGACCATCTCTGAGAACCTGTTCCGGGTTACGGGCGTGCCCCATGTCGTCTCCCGCCCGATCCCGATGTTGCAATTGAGGCCCAACGCTGGAAGCGGCATGTACGTCTCCCGTGGCCGCGGGCGGGGCGGGCCGGAATTGGCGGGGGTGCTGTTGTCGTGTGATGGCTCGCGGCGTGGCGGCGCTGCGCGTCAGGCGGGAACGGCTACGGCGGGAAGGGCGGGAGACGATCTATTTATAGGGCCGCTCGTGCATCCTTCCCGCCAGGGTGATGCGCCCTCCGTCGAGGGTGAGCGGCCCATCTCGCTACTTGTGCTTGTCCTTCTTGGGCGACTTCACCAGTTCCCATTCGTCGCTCCGGTCCTTGAGCAGCGGGTCGGCGAGGTACGCGCTCAGTTCCACCGTCTCGCCGCGCTTCACCGTGGGGCCGGAGTCGTCGATGCTGACCTCGGAGAACGGCCCGAGGTACTTGATATGCTTCGTCGCGGCCTTGGCCACCAGATCGGCTTTCTCGGCCTCGCTGGTGTTGATCGTCTTGTCGGTTCCCATCAGATGTGCCCTCTCATGCAGCGGTACGTGACGCCGAACCGGATGTGTCCGATCCCGGCGGGCTTGGCGATCTCGTCATCAGTCCAGCCTTCCTCGAAGGTCTCGGTGCGCGCAATCCTGGCCCACTGGAACCCGAGATGTTGCGGGTCTTTCTCCAGCACGTGCGTCACGTCCTCGGCCAGCAGGAGGAGATCCCCTTGGGGGTCGTCGGTGCCAACCGTGATCAGGCGCAGGATGATCTCGGCCATCACTTCCCGCCCGTTGGGTCCGTCGCCCAGCAGCGCGGCTGCGCGCGCGTTGATGTTGCGGCCCCAGACCAGCACGCCGGGCGGGGTGTCGATCTGCGAGTAGTCCATCCTCCCGAGCGCCACTGTCCCAACCGTGAAGTGGTAGCCAGCCGCCGTCGTGATGCCGGGCAGCCGCGCCAGCACGGCCTCCACTATCTGCGAGAGCCGCGACTTCCACACCGCGTCGAGGTAGGAGTTGGTCCCGCACCGGACGCGCACGGACGCCGCCGACGTGATGCGCCGGACCTCCAGTGACAGCCGCAGCCTCCGGGCGTTCGCCGGCCAGTCCAAGGCGAGCGTCTGGACGTTGATGCCCACACCAGAGATGGTCGCCGAGTAGGGCGACGACGCCAGCACCGCGCACGCCGCATCCACCGCCTGCAGCCGGTAGCGGACCTCTCCGTCGCTCAGGAGCGACACGTCCACCGACGTTGGGATGGAGAGCGGCTGATACCCCTTCTCCTCGACACTCACGTCCAGGTCCGCCGAGCCGCGCTCTGTGAACGACGCGGACGAAGCGGTCATGTCTATGTTCCCCGAGCCGAGCGAGCGGATCAGATCCTTCGGGACGGCGGAAGAGTCGCAGGCCGTGTCCGCGTTCGCGTTCGTGGGGTAGTAGCGCAATCACGCGTCCCTCACGATGAGATCCCCCCCACCGTCAGCGGCCCGACGTAGACCTGCCGCACGGTGGCAACCACGGCTCCCCGCTTCGCTTCGAGCGCCGGGCGCAGGTACGGGCGCGCGGGAATCTTTGAACCAGGATGCCGCACGAACTTCACGACGATCCCGTCGCCGAACGCGAGCGCCTTCTTGACGCGCGGGCGGATGATGTGAGCCTTCGTGGTCCCGCCGTATTCGTGGATTCGCCCGTACTTGGCGTTGACGATGACGCGCACGTTGCGCCCCCCCGACTCGCGCCGGTGATGAATCGACGCCCGCAGTCTTCCCGTGCGCACCTTGAGCCCCGAGGCCCCGCCGGTGGTCACGCGCCGCTGAGCTTCGCCCGCCACGATGAGCCCGGCGCGGACCATCGCGCGGGGCAGCGCCTGACCCTTGAGCGCGTCGCGGATCGCGTCGAGTCTGCGGATGGGACCGTCGCCGAATGCCATTACGCCGCCGTCCTGAAGTTCATGTGAGGCGATAGAATCCGGCGGATGTCTGCGGTCATGTCCGCCGGGGTGAACAGCACGATCGACCCGTCGCCGAGTTGCTTGCTCTGGACGCCCTCGTTTGACCGGCGCCTCCACTTCGCGACGCACAGCTCAAGACACGCCATTTCCAGATCCGCCGGGATGGTCGCGTAGCCGGCCGTATAGACGGCCCGGACGGAAAGCGGGTGCCGGTCGAATCTGACGCCCGACTTCTTGATGATCCGCCCGAGGCGGGAGTCCACGATGTAATCCGTCGAGGCAACGAGCGTTGTCCCGTCCCAGACCTGATCGGCGCTCTCGTGGATGGACGCCACGCTGACGACGGGCCAGTCACGGAGGCGGATCGTGTCGTGGCCCGCGCCGTCGTGGTATTCAGTGAGCGACGTCGCGTTGAGGCACCGTCGCGTGACCGTCTTGATGAACGCAGACGCCCGCGCGATCAGATTCGTCAGGAAGGTATCCGAGCCTGTGCCCGTGACGATGATCTGCTCTTTGAGCGCGGCGAGCGTCGTCAGTTCGGCCAACCCTTCCTCCTGTCGTTACGGTCCCAGAACCACTCCGCCGGGGTGTCCTCAAGGTTGAGCGCAACGCCGTCCGTCACCTCCGCGGCAACCGACGCGGCCACGAGCTGCTGGGCGACCTGTGCGTCGGTCTCGAACACGTCGTCTGCGATGTAACTTCCGGTAGACGTTGTGACCTGAACCCTCACGGCCATCACTTCCTCCTTCGGGTGGTCTTCACGACTTCCTTGACGCGCGCTGGTGCGGGCTCGGCGTCGACCTTCATCCCGACGATCACCGCGATGCCATCAGCCACGAGTTCCCGCGCGACCTGATCGTCGACGTAGAACTCCGCGTCTTCGGTGTAGTTGCCTACTGCCCTCACGATTCGGATCTTCATCACGTCCCCCTGTAGGGATTCAGCGCGTGGGCAGCGGCGATTGGAACCGCCCACCCTTCCGGGACCGCCGTCACGGCAAGCGCGATTGCAGCCGGTGCAGCCCACGAGAACAATCTCGCGCGGTCCACGGCCGTGAACATCTGCGCGTACCCGAGGACAGCACCGGCTGCCGCCGCGAGCATCAGTCTCCGGTCAAAAGGCGCGCACAGGGCCAGCGGCAACACCGCCCCCCATGGAAGCGCCACGACCTTCCAGTCGAGCCACGCGCCCGCCTGTGCTTTGCGCGCGTAGGCGACCGGATGGCGCAACCACTCGGCCGCCCACTTCGGGATAGGGCCGGTCGCTCTCCACCATCCGCACGCCACCAGCCCGATCAGCGGCCACGGTGAGAGCGCGAACGCCGCCGCGAAGATGGGCGCGGATTCCTTGCTGGCCCCGGCCGCCAGTGCGGCAGCGACCGAATAGGCCGGGTGCCCCGATAGGGCGAAGGCCGCCGACACCAGGGCCAGCAGGAACGCAGGGGGATCGACAAGGATCGGGAATCGCGTGTTGAGCCGGAACAGCCCCGGCAACCCGCACAGCAGCGCGACCCCGAAGAGTTGATGCCACGGCGCGGCACCGGTGAGCGACAGATACCACGCGAGCGCCGGGCCCCATGCGATGAGCGACACGGCAGACAGCACCATCCACGCGAGGGCGCTCTTCCCGCACAGCGCGGGCCACAGCCAGCGCAGCGCGTAGGGACGCGGCTTCGGTGGTCCGCTCGCGTAGAACCGGCCGTCCGGGGACAACTCGACCCCGGCGTCGATGCGCGTGACGGCGTAGAAGACGGCAGCGATCAGGGTGGCCCAGAGGTACGTCATGCCGCGGACTCCTTGCCGTCCTCGTCCTCGGGGACGAACTCTGCCGACGCTTCCACCGTCGCGGGGTCAATCGCTGGTGCAGGCGCAAGCGTGCTGCTCTGCCCGTCGAGCGCCGAGGGGTTCCCGGCCTTCGCGTCCTGATAGCCCACCGCGTAGCCGCTTCGGCGCCCGAGGTGCATCATCGAGACGAGCGCCTCGTACACGCCCTTGAGCCCCGTCGCCTTGACATGGTCGAAGATGACGGACGGGATGATCTGCACCTTGAACCCGGCCACCTTCGCCGCCCGGCAGAAGTACACGTCGCACGACATCAGCCGCGCGCCGTCCGGGCCGGTCGGTTCGATGAACGGGCGCATGCCGAGTTTGTCGAACACGCGACGGTGGATGACCATGCAATGAGTCCCGACGATGTCCACCTCGTAGGACTCGGCCGATAGCTCGTCAGGCGTCGGCACGACCGTGATCGCCTGGTCGCGCTTGTTGAGGCGGAACTGGTTGAACTGGAGCCGCTTGACCGGGTCCCGCTCGGCGTCCCACATCCACGTCACGCCCGAGACGATGTCGCCACGCCCGATCAGCTCGTACCAGTTCGGCGGCGGGATCGCGTCGTGATCCCAGATCGCGAGATACTCGTGATCGGACTCCATGAAATGCTTGACGAGCCCGTTCATCGCCGCGTCGACCGGGCTTCGGTACATCAGCCCGTATGGTTCGACGTAGTACGGCCAGTCCGGGCGCGCGCTGATGGCCCCCGCCATGACGGCGCACAGAACCTGCGTCGTGTGGCTCTCACCGCGCAGCGCAGGCAGCGCGAGCAGCACGCCGGCTTTCTTCGGCTGCTCGCCCCTGAGCTTCGCTCTGATTCTCGCCATTCTCCCCATTGGTGCCCCCGTCCCCCTCTGTGTGTAGGGGGCGGGATCCGAAGACCCCGCCCCCGTTGCGTTACGACGTGGTGCGGTCCTTGACGACGACGAAGGACTTCGGCACGCCCACGACACACCCGGTCCGCTTCACGACACGCACCCTCACGGTGTCGGTCGTGAACAGCGAATAGGGATCCGTCGCGAACGTGAGCCCGAGCCGGTCGCCGATGATGAGCTTCTTCCAGTTGCCGAAGTAGATGTTCGTCAGCGCCGTTCCCGTGCCCTTCGTCCTGTCCGACTTGATGCCCGAGTGAACGAACGCCGGATAGCCCATGAGCATCCCGCGCGCACCCTGCGGCATGGTCGTGATCATCGAGGCGTTGGGGAGCTGGAAGATCGGCTGACCGTTGGTATCGGTCAGGCCGAACGCTTCCACGGCCCCGGCAGGGGACATGAACCACGCCGCGTTTTGGCGGCTGTCAACGTCGGCACACTTGAAGATCGCCGCGACAACGCCCGCCTTGTAGGTCAGGGCCGATCCGTCCGTGGTGGCCGCGATGGTCAGGACACCCGACGCCGCGTTGACCCCGGTGAAGTTGGTTCCGGTGCCCTCCAGCGCCTCGGTGTCCTCGAGCCGGCCGATCTGCTCGGCGATGGCACCGAACAGGAAATCAGACAGCCCGATGGCCGAGTCCTGCAGCAGCTCGCTGGAGATGTTGGCCAGCCCGGCGATCTTCTTCGCCGTCAGCGCCTTCTGGCTCCAGTTCGTCGCCGACATGGAGTCGGTGATTGTCCCGCCTTCCGCCGTGAAAAACGCGATCACGTCGGTATCGAGCGACGGGATCTGATGCGTCTTGGACACCATCGGCATCAGGCGCGCGACCTGCCTGATGTACGAGTTGTCCTTGATCTGCCTGAGGACTTCCGCTTCCACCGGAGTCAGGATCAACTCCGGTCCGGTTCCTGTCGTGGTCTCGCCCTGCGCCGCCTGAGACACGAGTCCTGCGCCGAAGCCCTGCTCCAGCGTGGCGATCTCCTTGGACAGCCGGGCGTAGTGCTCCGGGCGGTCCTTCACGCCTTCGCGCTGGATGGTCTTCTGGAGCCACAGAGCGCGCGCCGCCTTGGCGATGCTCTCGGCGCGGTTGCCCGTGCCGTACATCTCCGCGATGGCGCACTCCCTGCGGTCCGCCGCCGGGATGGCTTCGAGCAGCGCGTTGCCGCCCGAATAGCCCGACTCGGCCCGCTTGGTCGCCAGCGCCTCGATCTCCCGGCACCAGTCGTCCGTCTCCTTTAGGCTCGTCTGGAGCGTCGAGAGTTGCTCGGTCAGCGCCGCGTCCTTCTCTTCCCGCTTGCCCATCGTCGCGAGCAAGCCCTCGACGTTCTGGCTCACCGCGTCGATTGACTTCTGAAGCTGTGCTGCGTCCATCTCTACCCTCGTAGCGTCATCTCCAGCCTCTTGAGCCGGAGCATCACGCCTACATCGTCGAGCCGCTGGACCGAGGCAACCAGGGAGTCCGGGATGTCCCCGCTTCCGGGGAGGCCGTCCTGCGAGGTTCGCGCCGCGGGTGCGGGCTTGACGTGGAACATCGCGGCCGTTTCCGGCCGGATCAGACCTTTGCCGAGCGCCTGGGACACCGCTTCGGGATTCGCCCCGATGGGGGTGGCGCTGTATTCCATGAGATGCTGGCGCTTCGTCCTGAGCGCGACGACTTCATCGCCGTCTTTCACGAGGGACGATTCGTCGATGCTGATCCCCACGGACCAATCCCGCATGAAGCCGCCCTCGTAGAGCGTGAACAGCTCCTTGCCGAAGTCCGTGGGCGCGAACTGCGTGACCGCGTGCAGCTTGCTCGGCTCGCCCTTGAGGCTCAGGTCCATGTTCTTTCCGATGGCCGGCGCGGACGAATCGTGGTCCCACAACACAACCCCGTGATAGAACTCGAAGGACCACCCCGACTGATCGATCTCAAGCCCCGTATGCGAGCGGATGCCAGAGGAGATGACGTGGCGGACGGTCATCGTCTCGGGGTCGGCTTCGATGTCCTGGGTCACGTAGGGCACGCAGATCAGCCCGTGGCGGATCGTTTCGGTCAGCATGGTTGGGGGTCTCCCGGGATGCGATAGACGCCGAGGCCGTAGGTGGTTTCGATGGCCTCGCACGTAATACCGGCCCGCTGCGCCCCCTCCTGCACGCTGGCCGATTTGAAGTCGTGCAGCACGATGAGCCCGCCTGGACGCACGAGGCGCAGCGCGTCGCGGATGTCACGCTCGACGGCGGAGGTTGAGTGGTCCGCGTCGATGAAGCAGACGTCGAAGGTCCGGTCCGGCCCGTCAAGGGACGCGAGCGGCGTGACCACGGAACACCGGATCTCGGGCCAGACGTTCTGATGAACCCACCGATCCGGGTCAACGGTCGTGACATGCTCCGCTGAGATAGCCAT